GCATAAACAACATTTGTTCCACCAAGTAATACATCTCTACGGATAGTATCAACAGTTAAAGACGCTTGGTCTCCAAGAATGTCTAAAAAGCTTGACTGGATGTTATCTAAATCATAAAGATCTAATTCATCAGTGTAAGTGATATAATCACCATAATGTGCAACTGAATACTCAACTTCTTCACGAACAATTTTGTTCGGTGCTTTGATGTTTGTACCATTGTACTCTGCTAATACTTGTGTCGCTGGTAAGATATTTTTGTATCTGTAAGCAAACGCTGTTTTTGTATTAGAACCTGTTGGAATAGTACGAGTTTGTCCGAATCTATCCCATACTTGTGTATCTGTAACTCTCTTTAGTAATCTTCTGTCGTAAACAGCAGAAATTTTCGGAGATAAATAATTTGAGCTCTGTTGAACAGGAACTCTAGCAGCCATACCTGACATTGCGTATCCTTTTTATTAACCCATTTTTCTTAGGTCTTCAGAGGATAATTTATCGAAATCACTTTCGTCCATATCCCAAATCGAATTAGCGTCAGCCAAGAACGATTTGCCCCCTGAATTTTGCTTCTGCGTAGTAGCAGTAGCTTTCTCACGAAGAGTTCTTTCTCTATCGTCCATCTGTGGTTCAACCTTCGCCTGCGGCTCAGGTTGGCGATTATTTTGTTGTGCAGGAGCAGTAGGCTGTCTCCCTCCAGCAAATAATCTTTGACCAACAGATTGATAATGAGTTAAGAAATCTCCACCATACATTGCCTGTGAGGACAATGCCTCCCCGTAAATCTCCTGTGCAACACCAGTTTTAATATCGTCAGCAAAACCACGAAGTGCGTTTGCATCAGTATTAAGTAACTTTTTAAAGTCACTTGGCATGTCAGGAATATATTGAACGAATTGTTCAGATACAACAGGGTCATTTTGAATCTCTTCAGCAGCATCATTTATGGCAATTTCTTGCTCAGTTGCGTAGTGCTGAGATGGTGCAAAATTCTGTGCATCGTCTTCGCTCACATCGAATAAATCAATATTGCTCTGTCCAGCTAAAGCAGCCAAGGCTTCTTTGTTACCCTTTTTTGCTTCAGACAGTAGAATAAGATCATCCCTAGTAAGTCCACCTTGTTCTATTACTTCAATATTGCCTCTCCATTGAGATAGCTCAGCAGTCTTCTTGTGATAGTCTAACGACTTATTAATAGACTCTTGAAGCTTCTCTGGAGTGTCGATTACAAATCTTGCCGATTTGCTTTTCGCCTCCATCGGAGTTGCTTTGAGGTAGTCGGCAAGAGTGTTTTGTGTCTTGCCTTCAAGGTTCGTCTCTTGGTTGGAATCATCGGGCGTTTCACCCTCTTCATTGATTTCTTGTTCAGCAGCCAACTCGTCTTCATTTGGCTGCTCATCTTGATTTGCTTGTGGTTCAGCATTATCGTCTCCTACTACTTCATCCGCTGGAGCGTCTTCGAGACTTTCTGGGTTACTACCCATTTTGGTCTCAAATGCATCCAATTCTTCATCAGTAAAATCTTGTGACATAATCTTATTCCTCTTCTGCGTCTAGTTTTTTCATCACTTCTAGGTCAGCTTTATCGTTTAGGGCCTTGTTGCCTTCTTCGATAATCTCGTCCTGGAATCTCTGAAAATGAGATCTAGCAGTCATACCTTCATATACTCTTCCTCTTGTTTGAGGGTCGAATACAGCCAGGTTATATTGTTGAGTTAAAGCAAAATCTTTAACAAACTTCTCGTTGAATACCTTTATAAAGTCAGGGTTTTTCTGAAGTCTAACCATTGCTTCAGCTAGTGCTACATCTTCTGCGTAGACAGCTAGTTGTTCAGCTTCGGTCATGCTTTCAAGTTCTTCATTCATATTTTAGTTCCTTGGTTTTATTTGTTTGCCATCAAAATTATAGCACAAAAGTTTAGTTACTGTTGTCCTCCTGAATTTTGAGGTGGCTTATTATTAGCTGTAAAGAAATCTTGCATCATCTTCTGAGGAGACAATGTTGTCTCCATATCAAGTGAATCAATCTCTGCATCAGCTTTCTGAATATCTTTCGCTTTAGCTCCTGCATTAGCCTGTTTGTAAAGGCCATTTGCTTGAGTATCTTGTACATCAGCCTGTGCTTGTGCAACTTCAAGTTGTTTCATTTGCTCAGTATGAGGGTCTGGTTGTGGTTGGTAAGTTCTAACCGCTTCTGCCATACCTGGTTCATCAAATAAATCTAACATTTTTGAGTAAATCATATTCATCAATTGAGGAGGAACTGAACCTGCCATAGATGCAGACTGTTGTAGCATTAAATTATATTGCTGCATTTTAGTCTGCTTGTTAGTGTCAGTTGCTACTGTAAGTGAAATATTGAAATCACCTTTGATGTCTTGAGCTGTATATTGGCTGCTGCCTAAGTAATTCTGGATGTCAACACTATCAAGAAATTCACCATTGTAATCATTCCATCTAGTGAACACTTTGCTCATTAAATTAGAGATATTACGCACAACATCAAGCATACGCTTCTGAGTCATAGAAGCCATTGTTTGAACACCTGCTGCTGTATTTGCAACACTTCCTGGGTCAAGCCCTTGAGCCATCTTAGAAATACCAGTTAGAGACTCTGAATCTTCAGCAACCATATTATACAAGTTGTAAACAGACTGAGGAAGCTCATGGAAAGATCCATCAGTGATTCCGTCTAATTTATTTACTTGAATGTATTTATTACCATTCTTCATTCGTTTCCAGTTAGTATAGTCAAGAGTTCCTTTTTGAATGAACTTTTGCCCATTGTTACTGAGAGACATATTATCCATGATTCCACGCATTAGCATAGAGCGTATTTTCTGATTATCAGCAATAAACTCAGCCAAGGCGTTACCCCACATACTAAATGGCACTGCGGAATAAGGAGTAGATGTGAAAGGATTTTTCTTACCTGGAAGGAAATTCTCTTCACTTTGTAAAACTACATCTAATTTGTCAATCCAAACGAATACGATTTGTTTTGAAACACCAGTTCCATCAATATCATATTCACCCCAATATTCATATACCATGTATTTCTTGTTATTCTCGATCTCAGAGTTCGCAGGGTCAGAACCATAGTCATAGCCCTTTGCTTCACGATCAGCTCCAAGAGAGCTGTCAGAATGAAGATCAGGAGTATATCTTCCTATCTTCTCAATAGCAGCCTGGTCGTAATTGGGATTATTCTTCATTTCTGTAATAGTCATCTTAGAACGACCAATTACAAAACCAAGTTCAGACTCTGAATTAGCAAGAGGATCTGGGAAAATATCTTCATTCTTCCAAACCTTAGCAGTTGGCTGATTTTTGATGATTTTTCTGCGTCTGTAAATAGCATTAAAACTACCATCTTTATTCTCAGTAATCTCATCTGGTTCATCTGGTAATTGAAGGATAACATCCATTGGAACACGAGTTAATCGCTTTTCTTCAAGACCTTCTTTAAAATCCCATCCTGTACGAATCCATACTGTACCTTCACGGCTTAGTATATTTGCAAGAGTATCCATGAAAGAATATCTGTCAAATTGTTGGGTGTACTGATAATTCAGCACATTTTCACTAGCCGTTGCAGCTTTATCGCTTTTTGCATTAAGTGCTGATGTACCAATAGGATTCTCAGTAGAAGTAAATGGCTCAGTAATATTAGGCTTTTGCCACTCAATTTGCTTAGCAACATCCTTCATAACCATAGAGCTACGACCTGGTACTTCGTTTCCATAACCTTTACCATCATAGTCATCATTCCAACCAGAAATCTTACCTTCAATAGTAGTCTTAGCAGAAATAGCTCTTTTTAGCTCTTTTTTAACATCATTCAGAATCTCAGATTTGGTAGGTTTTTTATCAACTCTACCATCATCTTTTGTTTCGCTCTGTTGGCTGCCTGAGTCAGTATATTCACTTGCTTCCATGTCTTCCCCTTACACTATGTCTGTAACTAAAATATCAAGTACAGTTGCTGTTGCTAAACCATTAGCACTATCTGTTGCTGTAATTATACCTTTAAATGAGCCAATACCACCAGTGTCATTTTGTGGAGTATAAATATACGACCCATCTGTATTTACAACCAAGCTGCCAAGTGCAGGTGCTTCAGATACTGCATAAGTAAGACCTGAACCACCATAAACTTCACCGTTGTATGCAGCATTGTAAAGTGTGCTTATCTCTTGCTCAAATGCAGGCATGTCACAAACAAAAGCACAAGTTCTGTCTTTAACAACTTCCATCGCTACATGTAGATCATCAATTGTTGATTGAGCACTATCACTATTAGCATTAACTGCAAATGATGCAAGACCACCTTGAGCCTTCATAATCTCAATAAGCATATTGTCATCATAACCTCTAGCTTTTCTAGTTTCAGTAACAACTCTAGCATCATTAAGAGCAGTGTCATCATCTTGTTTAATTAGTGCAAGTGCAGCTTTTGAAGCTTCAGAGTTGATGTATTTAATCTCATCAGTATAAATCTTAACTAAAGCATTGGCTTTCTCTTCATTGATTAAACCCATCTTGTTGAACTCAACAATAAGATCATCTTTCATTTTTGAGTATGGTGAATTTTCATCCATCATTAAAGTGCTTATGCTTGTAAAATATTGTAAATATAGTGTTTCGATATGCGTCATAGTATATCCCTTTGATTTATTAATTTTGTATGTGGTTGCCAATACTCACCACCAACAGTATATGGATTAGCACTTGTTTGACTCTTCCTTGCTGGATTAAATAGTCCCGAAGCATAAGGATTGATTGGCTCAAGTTTATCATAATAGTCATAAGTAAACGATAAGTCAGTGCGATTCTCTCTGGCTGCTTCAGCCATAGCTTCTTCTTTAGCCTGCTGATTTTGGGCTTCATTCTCTGCTGCCATTTGCTCATACATCTTAGTAAACTCGGCTTCAATTAAATTACCAGCAGTGATACCAACAGCCAAGTAAGCCATTTGCCAAAGAAATTCTGCGGCATTACCAGCACCATGGTAAAACAGCCAAGCTCCAGCTACAAATAGTATAGAACCAATAATTCCACGAATTAGTCCACCTTTTTTCTCTTCTTCTTCTATTTCAATGTATGAGAAAGCTGAAATCAAATAAGCAATCTGATCTGGAGAACAAACTGCTTCAAAGTCAGCTCTAAGATAATACCAGTTTCCGTCTTCATCTGGATTCATAATAAACATCTGCACAGTATCGTTTTCTTCATTTGTAGAAATAACTGCATAAGTTCTAGCTTCCCAAAATAAATTTATGTAAAATGGATAGTATCCCCAACCGCCACTGTCTGTATAATGTTCCTGCTCATCACCAATCCAATATCTGTCGTAAGTACATGCAGAAAAATTAATAGTTATTGTTTCTTCGGCATGGACTTC